CTGCAGCAAACACTATATAATGTATGTTTTTTATAGAAATGCCAGTAGAAAAGATCTTACTTATGGCAATACATACAACATTATTATGTTGTTCCATTATTTCTTGTACTCTGCGTCGTTCTTCAACCTCTACACTACCTTGTATAAAATAAACTTGCTTATCTGTTAAAGTAGATAACTCTTTATAAAGATTATCACCGTGTGCAATATGATCAATAAGGATAAGACAGTTGTTTTTAAAATTATGAGCTAACTGCCTTATTACTTTGTTTCTAAATTTACTATTATGTATATAGTCTAATTCTAACAAGTATCTTTGTGCAGAAGATACGGCTGTATAATCTGGTTTAAAATTATAATCTAGTTTAATTGCTAAACATTGTGCATTAGCAATATACTCTCCACCAGCTGCAGCCCGTAATTCGGTTGTCGTCTTTTTAAATATGACTGGACCAATAAAATTATTAATATTCCATGTATCAATGCTATTTTCCGGTAATGTACCAGTAAAACCGATACGTCTTAATGTAGGTACTTTATCAAGTAGTTTACAAACTTTATTACCTCTACGTAATTTATGACATTCGTCTACAACTAATAAACCTACTTTGCTAAACCAACTAATATCTGAGTTTTTACTTTGTAAAATACTCATATTAGCAATGATAACACGTGCATTAGGGTCTAGTTCAGTATTACCTGTCCATTTACTTACAATTTCCATAGGAAAATTATAAGAAGTAAAATCTTTAAACGTTTGAGATACTAAACCTAAATCTGGAACTACTATCAGTATTTTTTCAGTGAGTTCTATTTGATGTAATGCAGCATAAACTAAGTTAGCAATAATTAATGTTTTACCACCACCTGTTGCCAACTCTACTACACCATAACCACTATCTAATGTTTTACTGACTGCTGTTTCTTGATAATCTCTAAGTTTAAATTCACTGTTTAATGTTTTGTAGTTATCAGAAATTATATGTGTCTCTTGAATAATGTTTTTATATTCTTGATTAACTTTAATCTCAAACGGTATGTTCTGATTATTTAAGAATTCAATAATACCCGGCACTAAACCAACGCCGCAATAACCTGTAGGTGTAATAGCATATATACGTTGAGGTAAAAATCTCTGAAAACGATTGAAACGTGCACCTGGGTTCTTAACACTGAAGTGTTCTTTAATATTAGGAAGAAAATCTGATACGATTTTTACTTCCTTACGCTTTGGATCGTATTGAAACTCAACTACCATTATGTTGTTTCAAGTTTTTGTAAATCTATCACGTTTTTATAGTCGTACGTTAACGAACCGGTTAATTTTTCTATTTTCTCAAGATACTCTAAAATAACTTTAATTTGATCTATACAAGTATTAATTGAAACAATTTCGTCATCATTGTACATTATTTCATCTTTTGCTAATTTTGATAATGTAACAGGCGAATTAATTATTTTAGATTTAATTTTTTGTTTTTTAGTATATTCTAATTTTAGTAAAGTACTTTTATACTGTGTGGTACGAGCTACCCACTTGTGCTTAGTGGTAGGCGCTAGCATAGCTTTTTCCTTGACGGTTAGCTCGTCCATTTTTATATCAGTTTCCAGTTCCTTCTGAAAACCATTAATAATTTTATCTACGTCTAGTAAGTCCATAAATCTTACTAAGTATATAATATAATAATAATAAATCTACATGAAAAATTTTAATAAAGTGTATATTAAGCTTTTAGAGGATATGACATCCGGTGCGGTATTTGGCGGAAACCAAGCTCATGCCCCAATACCCGGTCAATCATCCGATTTTTATGCACCAGGCGATGCAAGAAACATATGGGGTAGTTCAGCTCCTAAAAAAAGAAAAAAACACTTAACTAAAAAGAAAAGACTTAAAAAACGTAAGTCTCCGTTAATCCGTAGAACATTTCCGAGTGGATTATAAGTAGATTGCATGGATCTAGGCCATTGGACTACAAATGAAGCTTTCAACAACAATATTCTGCCTTACGGTTTTATTTATCGTATTACAAACTTGGTCAGTGGTAAGGTCTATTTCGGTAAAAAGCAGATTAAAAGCGTTAAAAAACTTAAACCTCTCAAAGGAAGAAAAAACAAAAGACACTTCGACATAGAGACAGACTGGAAAACTTACACTTCATCATCTAATGATGTAAACGAAGATATAGTTAAGCTTGGTAAAGATAAATTTGCATTTGAAATATTAAGATTCTGTGAAAGCAAATTTGAATTAGCTTATTATGAAGCTAAAATACAATTTGAACATGATGTATTGCTCAAAAAAGGGTTTTATAACGGTATAATAAATTGCCGAATTGGTAGAGCGCCAGATGCGTTATTAAAAAAGCTTGCACTAGAGGAAAGTAAAGCTACAATTAACAATAATGCAAATACTAGCACTCAAGTACAACCTTTATCTGGTTAATTTCGCTGAAATTGAATCAGAAGTACAGGCTCTGTTCCGTGCTGAGTTATTAAAATACAATATATTGACTTACGATAGCTTACCCAGAAAAGACTATCTTAAGCTTATACATTATTTTACATTATCTACACTTTTTAAAGAATATGCCAAATTAGAACATAAAAAGAACACTATATTCTGGATTAACAAAGCAGAGTGTACACCGGATATATTAACTTTTATAAAAGAAATAAAAAAGTGTTTCCCAATACTACTTTATGTTACTAGCAAACCATATAAAACTATAGTAACTGATAAAAATACCGCGGAATACACAGAGATAACTACCGAGCTCAAGGAGTTTCGTTATTCGATTGATTACAGCAAGTACAGTTTTAATAAAATTAAACGTTTCTGCGCAAAATACGAGCTAGACGGATTACTAACAGCATTCAAACCTTAATTGGATTTTTTCCTTATATTATATAATATATAGTGAGCGCAGCGAACTTGTTAAAAAGGTCTGCAAGACTGAGACGAAGGAGCTATGCTCCTGAGTCCCTACTTTAACTTATAATTCATTATAAGTGGTACTCTCCTTAAACCGACGACACTTTATATTACTTTATTGCCGATAAAAATCAAGTGCAAATATACAAAAAAGTAGTAAATATTTGTACCATGGACGCTATTTTAAGCAAAGTTAAGAGCAAAAGTAAATTTTTAATGGCTTTAGAAGCCGCATTAAAAGAAGACGGTATTACACCGACTTCTCCTACCACAGGCAGCACAACCGGGGCTATTACTACTGACCCTAACTCTGCTACAAAAGCTGCTACTACTGCAGCAACTGCACAACAAGCTTCTGGTCAACAAAATGCGGCTGCCATTAAGGCTGCAAATGCTGCTTTATTAGCTGCTGTTAAAGCTCACCCAGAACTTAACGGAGATATTACTAAGCTTTCGAATCCTGATTTTCTCAAGACATTAAATACCACAACAACTCAATAATGAGAAAATTTGATACAATTGCGAACGGTATATTCCGTACTCTATTAGAGGCTCCGGTTCCTGGCGCAGCACCTGCCCCTCAAGCTGCAGCTGGAGCACCTCCTATTGATACGTTACCACAAAATGGTGGGCCTGTACCTGCACCAGCAGCAACACCTACTGCAGCAGATCGTTCTCCAACTGAAATTAAGAACTGGGAGACTCAAATTTTAGACACTGCTAAAGATGCTGTTATGGCAGTACGTAGTAATCCTAATATATTAGATGAACAGATGGTTAAAATCTTAACCACACCAGTTACTACGCAAAATAAAGACCAAGTTATGGATGTTCTTACAAGATTGTCTGGTCAATCTTGAGATAGATATCTGTTTGCAAAGGCCTGATTGCGGTCTGTCATTTCTTTACCGTTAACGTGACGTATATACTGTGCACGTACTAAATTATCGTTACCTGTAACTACACCCTGTAGAAACTTTGGAAACTTTGCTAATACCCCATTAAAAGCAAAATCTGTTAGCATTTCTTTTTTGTTATTATCTAAACGTTCCCAAGAACCAGGACCATAAGCTTTATTTGTAATAAGTTTAGCTCTTTCTGCAGCTGATAGTATATCTTTTTTGAGTAAATCTAACGCTTGGGCATCCGTTATACCATGAGAAAAATTCTCTCCAGAATGTAATTTATGCCCGTAAGCAATAGTGTCTGTACCGCCTTCTACACTCTTATGCGGATACCATTTATTATTATGATAACCTGCTTTAACACTGTTTTCAACTCCCTTTATATAATTGATAAAATCGTTTGATAGCTGGAACTGGCTATTGTGGTATTGCTGGTAAGAAATTATAGCAGGCGGCTGTGTGGGAAAATGTATTGGAGGGGGTAAATCCACAGCTTCTTTAATATTTAGACTTTTTTTATTGCCAGCCATGTTAATATTTATAATAAATGTAAATAAATGTGTGATAGTAAAATATAAAAACAAAAAATATAGTAGTGAAAACCTACCTATTTTTTTATATTTTAACTCAACTGAGGCAAAGAGAATTTTCATTAATGACCTTGCCAATTACAATATTCTCAATCAATTTGTACATTTTACCAGTATAGATTTTGCATTGCTTGGTAATACTGCAGTAAAAAGCAAAAGAGCCAAGCTTTATATAAGTTTGGATAGTATAGAAGAAAAGAAACATATACAGAGATACCTATTTAATTCGGATGATGAAAGTAATGCTGTTATATCTACCCCGCCGGATATCAGGCCACGTATACTAGAAGAATGGATACGCAGACATTTAAGTGAAGAAATAAGTTGAATTTTATTTTTACCTCTATACTATAAGGTATGGGTAAATTTACATCAACTAAAGTCATACCATTAGGTAGTGCTGCATTTAGACAGCCATTTGCAAGAA